GAAGAAGACGAGCCTTTCTATCCGAAAAGGGCTGAATATTATTAACGCAGGGGTTCTAATGGCGGGTTTATTCGTCTGCCAAGTGATGAACCGGAAGAAACGATCTACTTTAAACAACGTAGAGGCGGGTATTATTAATGGCACTAATACCAGAACTAAAAGAATACCTATCCAAGGTTAAGCCCGAGGCTAAGAGCCTGCTTACTAAGGCCGCAAAGAAGATGTCTAAAGCACAACAGCGACAATTTCTAGCGTCCCACCAAACATCAGATTCAGAGTGGCAAACAGCAATTGCTCCTTACATGCCAAAAGGTTCAACGATTGATCCGTTCCGCGCTAGGTTAATAGCGTTCCCAGAAGAAGCGGGTGTTGGCCCGGGAGGACTTTCTTTGCTGGCTGCGTCTACCCAAGGCAATACAAAGCCTGTTAGGAAAGAATATGAGGGTATTGACGGTAACATGTATGAGGTTTCTTTTGAACCTGATACAGTAACTGCCTTAGAAGCGCGGAACGCAAATCCGCGTATTTATGCTCATGAGTACAGGCATTTTGAAGGTCTTGACGGCCCAGAGGCTGGGACTGAGGAAGATAGAGAGATTACGAATAGAATACAAGATCTGATGGCATCACAAAACTTGAAGGAGCTTAAAGCCAACACTCGGTCGTTGGCGGCAAGTATGAAGAGTATGGATGAGGGTGTATATATCAAACAGGGTCGCGGTGAAGAGGTAAACCCCGCTAAGAGGTATAGCGACTTTTACAAGGCAACATTCACCTCTAACGAAGAAGAAATCATCGAAGCTGCAAAAGGATTGATGCGATCACCGCAGGTTGTAGACTTTATGGATATGAGCCAGAAATCTGTTTGGAACCGGATATTTGGGGAAGAAGAACCACACGTTGATGTTAGAAGGGAAGGCGCTTTAGGGCACTATTTCAAGAGAAATGTCTTAGGAAATACTGATGCTACTGAAATGCCTGAAGAGTACCGTAAAGGCGGACGCGTAAGACTAATTTAGAGTATAAATTATGGCGATAGAAAAAGGGCTGGATATTATTAACGCAGGGGTTCTAATGGCAGAATATTATCGTCGGCAGGATTTCCATTATTTAGAAATATATTGATACCGGAGAAGGCAATGCCTAGTTATTACGACAGCAAAAAGAGCAATCCGAAAAAATCCAAGAAGGTTGGCGGTTATAAGAAAGGCGGGAAAACCGTTGCCAGAGGCAGTGGTGCCGCAAGAACCCAGTACTTCAGAAAAAACGGGTAATGAATGATTGAGTTAGGCGTTGCCATTGTTGTAACAATTGTGGGCTTTTGGTTTATGTGGGAAAGCAGCGTCATTGTTACCGAAAAAAATAGATTAAGAAGACTGACTGGCGAGTACTATGATATTGATATCAGTAGGGTGCTTCGAGAGAGGAATGATCTTGGTGAATAATCGTGGCTATTGATAAGGCTTTGTATGGGTCGCCTTTCCCCGCAGGGGGAGAGGAAGTCCAGATTGAAATCGCTAACCCGGATTCTGTTTCTATAGAGACAGAAGATAGTGAAGGCGGTGTAATAATTGATTTTGACCCGGACATGGGAGGTCTTGGCGGTGAAGGCCACGACGATAATCTGGCAGAAGTTCTCTCGGAAAAAGAACTCAATATTATCTCTCTCGATCTTATTGGGCTGTATACCTCAGACAAAGAAAGCAGGTCAGACTGGGAAAGGGCTTATATCGACGGCTTGGATCTTCTTGGTTTAAAGCATGAAGACAGAACTGTCCCTTGGGATGGTGCCTGTGGTGTCTTCCATCCCCTCCTGACTGAGTCTGTTATTAAATTTCAGTCTCAGGCAATACAGGAAATTTTCCCGGCTAGTGGCCCCGTTAAGACATCTATTATTGGGCAAATAGATGACGAGAAGGAAAAGCAGGCCCACCGAGTTCAGAACTACCTGAACTATCTCCTGACAGAAAAAATGACGGAATATCGCAGCGAAACAGAGAAGATGTTGTTTTCTCTGCCGCTGGCGGGGAGTGCGTTTAGAAAGGTTTACTATGATTCGAGTATGGGCAGACCTTGCAGCATGTTTGTTCCTGCTGAGGATTTTGTTGTTAGCTACGGGGCATCCGATCTTGTTACCTGTGAACGTGCAACCCATGTTATGCGGAGAAGTGTTAACGAGGTAAGGAAGTTGCAGGTCTCTGGGTTCTATCGAGACATGGATTTACCTGCTTCAAGCCCAAATATTGACCGTATTGAGGAAAAATACAACAAGCTTACTGGTGATTCCAGCAGCTATGACTACGACTCAAGGCATACAATCCTTGAGATACAGGTTAATCTGGATCTTCCCGGCTTTGAAGACAAAGACGGGGGTGAGCCAACAGGAATTCAGCTGCCTTATGTTGTCAGCATAGATTTATCTTCTCGTCTTGTTTTGGCTGTTCGCCGTAATTGGTATGAAGGCGACGAGCTTAAATTAAAACGTGAGCATTTTGTCCATTACCAGTACATGCCCGGGCTGGGCTTCTATGGATTTGGGTTAATCCACATGATTGGAGGGCTTGCCAAGTCGGCAACCTCATTATTAAGACAACTAGTGGATGCTGGCACCTTATCTAACCTCCCCGGAGGACTAAAAGCCAGAGGATTAAGGATTAAGGGCGACGATACCCCGATTATGCCCGGAGAATTCCGGGACGTAGACGTCCCCGGCGGTACAATCAAGGATAATATCTCATTTTTGCCTTATAAAGAGCCGAGCAACGTCCTTTATCAGCTAATGGGAGACATTGTAGAGGAAGGCAGGCGATTTGCGTCTGCTGCCGACGTAAAGGCTGCGGATATGAACGCAGAAGCGCCTGTTGGCACCACTTTGGCAATTTTAGAGCGTTCAATGAAGGTTATGAGCGCGGTTCAGGCCCGATTACACTCCTCTATGAGGGTGGAATTACGCATTTTAAGCCAAGTTGTTCATGATTTTGGGCCAGAAGAGTACCCCTACGCGACCAAAGGGGAGCAAGTCGTTAGTTCTGACTTTGATGACTCGGTAGATATCATTCCTGTCAGCGATCCTAATGCCGGAACGATGGCGCAGAGGATTATGCAGTACCAAGCGGCGTTACAATTGGCCGCCCAAGCCCCAGAAATGTACGATATGCCGCTATTACACCGGCAAATGCTGGATATTCTGGGCATTCAGGACGCAGAGAAGATTGTTCCCAACGAATCTGACGTTAAACCAACAGATCCGGTCAGTGAGAACATGAATATCATTAACGGCAAGCCTGTTAAGGCGTTTATTTATCAGGATCATGAGGCCCACATCCAGACTCATATGGCATTACCTGAAAATCCGAAAGTTATGGAGGTCATGCAGAAAAGCCCGAACGCAAAAACCGCAATGGCCGAAATGGCAGCACATGTTCAGGAACACTTGGCCTTTCAATACAGAATGCAGATTGAAAAAGAACTGGGTGTCCCGTTACCTGCCCCAGATGAAACGCTGCCAGAAGATATTGAATACAGAATATCAAGGCTTGTTGCCCCCGCAGCGGCCCAGCTCTCTGGGAAAGCGGCCCAAGAACAACAGATGGCGCAACAGCAAGAGCAGATGCAAGATCCTATTATTCAAATGCGCCAGAAGGAACTTGAGCTGAAGCAGGCAGACATACAGCGCAAAGCAGAAGCGGAGATGGCTAAAATCCAGCTTGATATGCAAAAAGCAATGACTAAAGCGCAGTTTGACCAACAGAAGCTGGAGCAGGATGGTCAGCTAGAAGTAGCCAAGCTTGGGGTGAGGGTAGCAGAAACAAATACTAAAGAAGAACTAGAAGCGGCCCGTATAGCCTCCCACAAACAAGTGGCTGGGGCCAAGATAGGAATTGATATCGCAAAACAGATGACAGATAAATGACAAAAGAATTAGATATACTTGCTGTTAATGGTATTTTTGACTATTTAAGGTCAAATATTCGTGATCAGATGAACGAGCTAAGTGATCATCTCAGCGACGGGGGTTGCAAAGACTATTCAGATTATACAAAATGCTGCGGAATTATACAGGGTTTGGCCCTAGCTGAGAGAGAAATACTCGATGCAAAAGATAAATATGAGAAGCTTTAATAGTAAAGCAGCTAGATTTTTTAGATGTGTGAAATGACTCTGGGCATTTTCCCAGTGCAATGACTCTAGGCATTACCTAGTGCAAAACGACTTTGGGCGTTTCCCAATGCAAGGAGGAAAAGTGAGCGAACTAGCTAAGCTTCCAGAGCAAAGCGAAGAAGATGATGCTCAATACGCGAGCCAATTACCAAGCCCTCGGGGCTATAAGATATTGATCGCGCTTCCAGACCCAGACAGGGCGTATGATGGTGGCATACTGAAAACTACCAAGACTGTTCAGGATGAAGAAGTTGGGTCGATTGTGGGGATGGTTCTCGAAATGGGAGCCGATTGCTACAACGACCTAAAACGATTCCCCTCTGGGCCTTTCTGTAAAAAAGGCGACTGGATACTTATGAGGTCTTATTCTGGAACCAGATTCAGGGTTCAGGGAAAAGAGTTTAGGCTTATCAACGATGATA